GTTTTTCTTTTGTGTGTTGTCCTATTTTGACCGGTTACGACATCAATCCATGACAAATCAGGCCAGAAACACCGAGCTAAAGAACGCTGCGCGGCAATCCGCCCGCGACGTGAAGCGGCACGGGAAGCCGAGGAACCCGAAGCGTCGGTCATCCTGCAAGCGCGACCTGCTGAAATTCCTGCGGACGTATCTGGTCGCCCGGTTCCCGTTGCCGTTCAGCGAAGACCACCTGCGCGTCATCGCCCTGCTGCAAGGCGCGATCCTCAACGGCGGGCTCCAGGCGGTGGCGATGCCGCGTGGCTCCGGCAAGACGACGCTCTGCGAGGGGGCGCTCATCTGGGCTCTCGTCTACGGCCATCGTCGGTTCATCCTCGCCGTTGCCTGCGACGCCCCGAAGGCGCTAGCCATCGTCGGCTCACTCAAGGCCGAGTTGGAACACAACGACCTGATTGCCGAGGATTTTCCCGAGGTCTGCGACTACGTCCACGCCCTCAAGGGAATCGCCCGGCGCGCCGAAGGCCAGACCAGCGACGGCGAGCAAACCTTGCTCCTGTGGACCAAGGACGAGGTACGCCTACCCCGCTACGCCGCTGGCGGTGGCTCAGTGATCCGGGCAGCAGGCATCACCGGGGCCATCCGTGGCGCGAAGGCGGTGCTTGCTGACGGTACCCAGGTCCGCCCTGATCTCGTCCTGGTCGACGATCCCCAGACCGACGAGAGTGCGAAGAGCCCGAGTCAGATCACCTCGCGTCTGAGCACCATGACCGGCACCATCCTGGGCCTCGCCGGCCCCGGTGAGTCGATCGCCTGCCTGACGACTTTGACCGTCATCCAACGCGGCGACTTGGCCGACCAGATCCTCGACCGCCAGGCGCATCCCGAATGGCAGGGCGTGAAGTCCTCCCTGATGCGGAAGTTGCCAAGCAACCAGGCGCTGTGGGACGAGTACGGGGAAATCCTTCGCGAAGATCTCCGGGCCGAACAGGGCATGGCCAGGGCGACCACGTTTTATTTTGATCATCGGGCTGAGATGGACGCAGGCGCCGATCCTTCATGGCCTGAGCGCAAGAAGCCCGACGAGTTGAGTGCGGTGCAGCACGCCATGAACCTTCAGATTATCTTTGGACCGGATGCTTTCGCCGCGGAGTACCAGAACGACCCGGTTGACCCCCTCGCATCCAGTGATGTCGAACAGCTTTCGCCCCCGGTGATCCTGAAAAAGTTGAACCGCGAAGAGCGCGAGGACGTGCCGCAGGAGAATTCACTACTCACCGTAGGAATCGACGTTCAGCAAAAGGCGCTCTATTGGATGGCGTCGGCATGGACGATGGGATTCAGTGGCGATGTGGTGAGCTATGGAGCGTACCCAGACCAAGGCCGGCCATACTTCACCCTGACCGAGATTGAAAAAACCATGGAGAAGGCGCACCCCGGAGCTTCGTGGGAAGCTGCGCTCTACGCCTCGCTAGAACACTTGGTGAATTCATTGTGCGGGCGTGAATGGAAGCGCACCGATGGCAGCGTTGCGCGAGTTGATCAGGTCGTGATTGACGCCGGTTACGGCAACAGCACGGACACCGTTTATAAATTCTGCCGCCAATCGCAGCATGCCGCCCTGCTGATGCCGTACTTTGGGCGGGCCACCGCAGCCGGCGCAACGCCCATGGGTGAATGGAAAAAGAAATCCGGAGATCGGACAGGGCCGGGCTGGCGCATCGCTCGCCCGGTCGCACGTCAGACCCGGCACATCCTAGCTGATGCGAATATCTGGAAATCATTCGTTGCTGACCGTCTACTTGCGCCGTTTGGCTCTGGAGGATGCCTCTCGATCTACGGCAAGCACCCCTCCGAGCATCGCATGCTCGCCGACCAGCTCAGCGCCGAAAATAGGACGCGGGTCACGGCCAACGGGCGCACGTCTGACGAGTGGCGCGTCAAGCCGAACCGCGACAATCATTTCATCGACACGCTGAGCATGTCCGCGATCGGCGCGAGCATGCGCGGCGCGAAGCTCGATGCCGAGGTAGTTGTCAGGGCCGAGCGAGCGAGACACGTAGAGATGACCACCTCGAACGTTGCACCGGTCACAGAACCACCCAAGCCGCTACCGCCTCAGCCGGCGGCACCGATTCGCACACCAAGGCGCGGCGGCGGCTGGCTCTCCGGCTATGGGTCCAAGCTATGAACTGGCTCAAGGGCTACGGAGGAACGACCCGTCAGCGTGGGATTACGGATTTCGTGGCGCGGGTGCCGATGCCACCGGTTAAGCCAACCGCACCAGCGCCATCACCGGAAGCCCAGCCCGGAGCCGCGCCGACCTGGAAGCGAGGAGACACCAGAGTCCTGACCCCCACGCCGTGCTGCCCGAACTGCGGAGACACCGCCGTTAAAATTCGCACATCACGCGGTAAAGATTTGGTAGAGCGCGTGTGCTTGGTGTGTCTGGCCTATTGGAAGGACACCCGCTGACGGCTTGAAGTGTGTCGCTGGACACAAGTCTTTTTAGACAACTGAAACCGGATCGCTACGAGGAGGGCTACTCATTCCCAAACCTCGGGGCAAACCATGGCCAATATTCCAGCCGCTATCAATATTCTGCCATCGGGCACGGACATCACCACGCCGGCAACCGCCGCGCTGACCACGATGACCATGGCCAACGATGGCCGCACGATTCTGCGCATCAAGGTCGGCGCGACCGGCGGCAACCTCACCCCTACCGTCCAGTCCAAGCAGCAGGACGGCAGCGCCGCCGGCATCGCCCCGACGAATCCCATCATCGCCCTGGCGGCAAATAAAGATTACCTGTTCGGGCCGTTCCCCACCGGTCTCTACAACGATCTCAACGGCGAAGTCACCTTCACGTTCTCGGCTGTCGCAACCATCACCGTCGCCGCGCACCGCCTGACCCCGCTCGGCTAATTCGTGGGCGCCTCGACCATCATCACCCAGCAGACGCTCGACCTCGCCGGTATTTCCGGCGTGCTCGGGACGGTGTTGCTGGGCAAGACGGTTGCCGAGGCGTCAGATGTTTTGCTCGATGTGGTGCAGCTCGCCATCGCAGCGGCGGGCATCCTTCGCAAGAACGTGGTCAGCTTCACGCTCCAGGGTCAGACCACGACCACCAGCATGGATGATGCCGTGAAATTGGTGGCGTTCATCCAGCGCATGAAGTCTGCCGGCAATGGGCCGGTTCAGATTCCAGTTCGGTTCGTGTCATGACCGTATTCAACGGGGCATCGAATCATCCGCTGCTTGGCGATTGGCTGACGTGGTGCCGGTCGCAGGAATACATCTGGGCATCCGAAGCACCGTTGCTGGCTGACCGCGCCCTGTCACTGGCGTGCAATGATCCATTCATCTCCGCACTGGTCGCCGCCCACACGCAAGCCGTGTTCGGCCCCGAAGGGTTGCTGCATACCTCGCTGTACGATGACGCCCCGATGGTTGGCGGGACCAGCGACAACGCCCGCAAGGTCCGCCGATTCATCACGGCCCTGAGCCAGCGCAGCTACCTGGGCCGCGACCTGGACGCGGAAGGAACCCGTACCCGCCGTGACCTCGAAGTTGCCTTGGATTGGATGGGCTTTGTTCTTGGTGACGGCTTCGCTATCCGCATCTGGCGTGGCTCTCGCAGCGTCTGGCGCCTCGTCCTGCCGCACCGGGTAAGGAATCCGACTGGCGTTGATTTGAAGCCGGGCGAAAAGGTCCGCGACGGCTTCCGCCTTGATGCGAATGACACGGTCATCGGCGTCTATGTCGCCGGTGAAACCATCAACGGGAAACAGGAAAAGCCTCAGTACATCCCATGGGTCGCCGCAGACGGCACGCCAAACGTTATCCACCGCGTCGGCTACCGCCTACCCGGCATGTTGCGCGGCGTCTCTCGTCTCGCGCCGATGATCGTGATGAGCCGCCAGCTTTCCGGCGTGCTCGAATCGCATGTGGCCGCCAAGCGTCTTCAGGCGATCTTCGCCATGACGGTAGAGGCGGAGACGCCCGAAGATTACAAGAAGGCGCTCGACAACGGCACCGGCCTCGGGCCTGGCCTGGAAGTCAACTCACCGCTGTCCGTGTGGGTCAAGCCGCCGGGCACCACGGTTGACTTCACCGATACGAAATTCAACGGCGCCGACCTCACCGCCTACCTGATGATTTGCTACAAGGTGCAGTGCGCCGTTGTGCAATTCCCGGTCGATGTCGTGTTGTGCCAGATGGGCGAGGCATCCCTGTCGTCCGCCCGCGCTGGCCTCGACCAGTTCGACCGCACCGCGCAAACCGAACAGGGCGCACAGATTGCGGAAGTCACCTCGATCATCGATCAGGTGCAAGTTTCTGACGCGATCGTTCGCGGTGATCTTGATCTACCGCTCACCGGCCTGAGTCAGGTCATGGTGGGCGAGTACCTGCGGCCGCCGAAATATAGCACGGATCGCAAGAAGGATGCGGAAACGATGGCCGCGCTCATCGCCGCTGGTGTCTCGGAATCCACCGTCTTTGCCCTGTACAGCTTCAACTGGGAAGACCAGCAAGAGATCAAACGCGCACAGGCCGAATTCCTCGCAGCGCAGGGCATCGCCCCAACTCCCTCGGGCCAGGCACAGCCGACCCAAACCCCACCGGACAGCGGCGCAACGCCTGCTCCCGAGGACCAACCAGCCACAACGCAAAAAGCGAACGTCCCTTGGTGGCGTTACGCTCTCTCCGCGTTGCGGATCAAGGACGCCGCATGAGCAAGCTCGCCTCAATTTTCGGTGATCATGTGTGGGCGATGTCCCGCGAGCATCGCGACAACTTCGAAGCGCGGGCTGAATCCGTCATGACCCTCTTCAAGGCGGGCATGTCGCCGGCCGAAAAGGCCAAAGAGGCGTACAACGGCGGCAGTACGGTTGCCCCTGAGATCGTGGGCGACACGGCCACCCTCGAACTGATTGGCGAAGTGTGCGCCCGTGCTCCATGGTACGCGAAGGCATACCTTGGCGTCATCGATCCCCTGGAGTTTGCTGCCGCAGTTGACGAGCTGACCGCGAACGTCGGCATCAAGACCATCAAAATCGAAGCTGATACCTGCGGCGGAACGGTTCAGGGCACGCAGGAAATCAACGCCGCCATTCGCCGGGCACGGGCCGCCGGCAAGTACGTAGAAACCCGCGTCGTCGGCAACCTGCTGTCAGCCGGGTACTGGGCATTGTGCGACTCTGACAAGATCATTGCCGGCCCTACCTCGCTCATCGGCTCATGCGGCGTGTGCGTCGTCTTGAGTTCCGCCGAACGCATGCGCGTGGCCGCTGGCATCGATACCGAGCTGATCGCCAGCGGACCCAGCAAGGGCCTCGGCAATGACGGCAAAATTAGCGAAGCGCTCAAGGCAGAAGTCAAAGGGATGGTCGACGGCATGGCCGCGATTTTCTTCCTCGCCATCGCCACCGGTCGCTCCCTGTCCGGCCCCGCGCTCGATGCCGTAACCACCGGAGAGGTCTGGCTGTCATCGCAGGCCAAGACCCTCGGCTTGATCGATGAAATCGACACTCCTGCCGATGAGGCCGAAGTCGCAGACGGCAACGCCGAAGCCCCCGCGCCAGTTCCGCCCGCCCTCGATGGCGAAGGCGACGGCGGCCCCGAAGCCAAATCAATCCAACCGCTGGCTGCCGCCAGCACTGAAAAGGAATCCACTATGGATGCCAACTTGCAGGCGGCTCTGACCGCCCTCTCGGATGCTCACCCCACCCTTTCCGCCGCGCTGATCAAAGAGGCATTCAAGCCTCAGGCCACCGCGGAGAAGCTGAACGACCTGGTTACCAAATCGGTAACCGCCGCGAAGGATGCCGAGATCTCGGACCTCAAGGCGAAGCTCGCCACCGCCGAAGCCAAGGCCACGACCGAAGCCGGCGCTAAATCCGCAGCCGAAGAGAATCTGGCCAAGATCAAGGCCCATGGCACCAACCACGAAGACCCGGGTAATGGCGACCAGCCACCCGTCGCCGTGGCCCCCATGGGCATTGCCGAGTTCAGCAAACTCGACCTCAAGGCGAAGTCCGTGTTCATCAAGGCTGGCGGCAAGTTGCTGCCCAAAGTCTAAGCCACCAGCACGCCAAAACCCAACAAAGAAAAGAAAAATAAATCATGTCCAATACCTTCGCCGCCATTGTGCCAGCCGCCTTTGAGGCTGCACAAATGGTCAGCCGCGAGCTGGCCCCAGCCGTCTCGTCCGTGCGTACCAACTTCCGCAGCAAGATCGCCGTTGGCGACAGTCTCACCATTCCCGTCGCCCCGAAGCGCGTCACCTCGACGTACGTCCCGGCAATGACCACGACCACCGGTGCGGATACGGTCGACGCGGGCGTCATCTTCAACCTCAATAACAACCTGTTCGATGACTGGCATCTGACGGGCGAACAGATTCTGAAGCTCCAGAACGCTGGCATGTACGAGGAATGGCAGTCGCAAATGCTCGTCCAGGGCATGCGCACCCTCGTCAACGCCATGGAGCTGACGACCCTTGCCGCCATCAAGGCCGGCGCCTCGCGTGCATTCGGCACCGCAGGCACGACCCCGTTTGCCACCGGCCTGACTGAACTCAATGCGGGGTTGAAGATTCTGCGCGATAACGGCGCCTACATGGGCGATGTGTCCCTGGTCTGTGACACCAACGCCGGCCTGAATGTCCGCAACCTCACGCAGTTGCAGAAGGTCAGCGAAGCGGGCGGCGCCGATCTTTTGCGCCAGGGCATCATCGGCAACCTGTTCGGCGTCATGGTCAAGGAATCCGCTGGCGTCGTGCAGCACACCAAGGGCACCGGCGCGGCCTATGTCACCAATGCCGTGACCCCAATCGGCGGCGGCACCTTGGGCAACGCGACGAATCCGAATATCCCGATGATCACCGGCTCGGGCACTGCCCTCCCGGGCGACGTGGTGACCTTCGCGGCTGATGCCAACAACAAGTATATCATCAACAGTGGCCTCGCTGCCCCCGGCAATCTCTCGCTCGGTCGCCCTGGTGCGCGTATCTCGATCCCATCGGCAAACGCCATGACGATCGGCAACAACTACATGCCGAACGTGTTGTTCGATCGCTCGGCAGTCATGCTGATGGCTCGTGCTCCTGAGATTCCGCACAACTCGAACATCACCCAGACGGTTATCGGTGATCCGCTGACGGGCCTCTCGTTCCTGCTCTGCGAGGTGTGGGGTGACGGCATGTTGACCTGGCGTGTCCATGCGGCTTTCGGCGCCGTGGCCAACAACCCCGAACAGATCGCCATCCTGATGGGCTAATTCCGGCACTGGCTGGAATATGGCTAAATTCATTACCAAGAAATCAAAGGATTCATCGTGGCAAAAGCAAAAGACCAAGTCGACAGCGTAGAATCAAAGCCCCTGGTCCAACTACCAGGGGCGGAAGTGATTCGCATCACGCATCCCAAGCACCCGGATGTCGGCCCCGTCGAATGCGGTGACTGGCAGCTTGAAGAGTTCCTGGCCGCTGGCTGGGAAAGGGTCGTCTGACTCTGACCCGCCCGCCCTGGCAACAGGACGGCACGGCCACAGCCATGTCTGACCAATCCCAAATCATCACCGAACGAATCACAAGACAGGCCCACGCTGACATGACCGCCAGCCCGATCAAATCAATCAGCAGCAAGACCCCGCTCAACGTGACGCTGGGCAGTGTAATTGCTGTTTTATGGACGGCGCTCACCGGTGCGGTCGGGTACATCCACGGCATCACGACGGACCACGAGAAGCGTATCATCGTTCTTGAGCAAAAGCGCACAGCTGACGATGAACAAACAAAGGGCACCGAGATTCGCCGCGACCGTGAGCGAACGGAGATCCTTGAAGCACTGCGGCGCATTGAAGACCACTTCGATCGGCGGACGCCATGACCCAGCGCGAACGCCGTCTGTCAAAGATCATCGTCATGGCCCTGGTAGGGCTGGCGCTGACGTTCGCCTTGTGCCGGTGCGCCGATGCCCCTGTTGAGCGCCCGCGCCTCGCCGACGTGCCAGCACAGGTCACCGCTGACGATCTCAGCCACCGGGAAACCGCCGCACGTGTCGCCGCGATCGATGCCCAATCCCAGGGCCACATCGAAGAGGCCAACCGCCAGAGCGCGATTGCCGACGAACTGGCGAAGATGCGCGTTGCTGCTGAACGCCGCGCCACCGATGAGCGTGCCGAACTGGCCGCCCTAACAGACAAGGCCGAGGCTGCGGCACAGAAACGCGCCGAAGAAAAACAGCGGGCATCAGATCGCCGCTGGGCGGTTGGCATCGCAGGCGTCGGCATCGCCCTAGCCATCGCCGGAGCCGGACTACTGATGTGGTGGGGAATCACCATGAAGCTCGCAATCGGCGTCCCTGGCGCCGTGGTCGTCGCCTGTCTCGTTGGCTCCGCGTGGTTCGCCGCCGGCTCGGTCCTGCTCTACGTCCTGGGCGGTCTTGCGGTGCTCGCGGTCCTGGCCGTTGCAGCTCTCGCCGTTTGGGTCGCTATCCACCTTGGACGCGAAACCCAGCATTACGCCAACGCCGCAGCCGAGCCGAAGAGCGCGGAGCGTTTCGGCCTCGATGCCGCCAGTATCGCCCGGCAACCGGCTGTGGTTCGCTGGCTGGTGACGCGCCTCCTGACTCGCCATGAGGTGCCAGCATGACCGAATCAACCAGCATCAAAGACGCCGCCGATGTGGTCCGGGAGATCGCCACCGATAACGTGACGATCAACGGCGAAGCCGTACGGGTCCAACGCGTCAAGGGCGGCTACGGCGCTGACGGCGCGTATACCGACATGGACGAGAAGCCGTCCACGGCTGCGGCTCAGACCACCGGCAATGGGTCGCTCGCGTCGATCGATGGCAAGCTCACTGGGGCTGCAACTTCCGCCCTTCAGACCAGCACGACCGGCGCGGCAGGCGATGCCGCGCCAGCCCTGGCCGCCAACGCCAGCGGAATGATTGGGTGGCTCCGTAAGGTAGTCGATTCGCTCGCTGCGGTTGCCGGATCCCTGCCTGCCTTGGTCAACGGATCGCAGCCCGTAACGGCACGCAATGCGGCAGGCACGGCGATCGGCTCGCTTGACAGCGGGACCGGCGCGATCGGCATGATCATCGCCAAGGGGGCCACTGAATTTTTCTTCAGTACATCAAACAGCAGCACCGCCCAGCTTGCAGCCGGTGCGACGTTCAGCGGCGTAATAGAAAGCATCGTCAACGCTCAGGACTTCTCGGTCAATCTCACGTCTGATCAAAAAGGCGTCTTGACCATCCGCCAGTATGTTGATGCCGGTGGTACGCGAGCCCTTCCGGTGCATGTCTACCCGGTGACCACGGATGGCCTCATCCTAAACCGTCCCGCAGCCGGCAATTATTTCAGCCTGTCGTTCACTTCCAACGGCGTGGCGACCACCACCACGCTAAACATCAATACGGCATTCGGCACCATCGACGGGTCGACAAATCAGGGGAACGCTCCGGTCTCCATTCAAGAGTTCGGTGGCCAGGACATGACGGCCCCCGGTGCTTTGTTGCCCGTGGCTGATACCGGCCTGCTGCTGAAATTGCTGCACGCGATTGCCAATCCGCTGTCACTCGATCCAGCTTCCAGCCGCTTGCGCGTGTTCCTCGATCCCTTGGGCGGTGCGCAGACTCTGGGGACAATCACCACGGTGAGCACCGTAACGACAGTCGCATCATTGACCAACATAGCACAGGTGGGCGGTCAGCCGGCAAACTCCTTCATCCTAGACCAGATGCACGGCGCTTGGGCAAGCTGCCTGCGTGGGCGGGTGGCCTGATGAATCGCTATATCGATGTCGATGGTGCCAATGTTATCGCCATCCAGCTGACCGGCCCCTGCGTGGTCAATTCGCGCCTCGGAGAGCGGGTAGGTGATGCCGGCGACTGGCTCCTAGAACTGCCCAACGGATGGCCATTCATCATGGATGACGCCGCCTTCACCGCATCTTTCACGCTTATTTAAGAGACATCCGCCATGGCTACCACGCTCGCCTTCAAAGACCTGATCGACATCCCGCTGTGGCGCCCTGAGTCGCCAGCCCTTGCCGCATCGGCTGCCGGCGCTTGCATGGCCAACGACCTGCGCAACAGCGCGGCCCGCCATCCTTACAGCTACCTGTTGCGATCGGCAACGGCGCTTGATGCGTTCGACCCGACCACGGGTGAATGGATGCCACTCGCCTCGCCCGCACTCGCGGGAACGTTCGGCGCCGGATCGTGTGCGATCTTCGCCCCGTCCCAAGGCCCACGCGGCACGCTCGCCGCCGGTGCATCCACCACCAAGGTCGTATTGACCACGGCACTGCCCGCAGCGGTAGGCGTGAATCAGTTGGCCAATCGCGGCGACGGGGTCGGCTTCACCCTGCGCATCGTCGGCAGTTCAGCCGGTGGCTCGGGAAAGACGGAAGAGCGCCAGATTGTCGCCAACACGGCAGGCACCACGCCTACCATCTGGCTCTCCAGTGCATTCTCTTTCACCCCAGCCAGCGGCGACACCTACGAGCTGATTTCTGGACGCGTCTTCCTGTTGTCTGCTGGCACGCTGGCGGCCGGTGCGTTCAAATATTTCGACATCGCCACTAACAGCTTTAGTGGAAATCTTTCGATCACCAATCTTCCGGCCACGGTGGGCACCGACTCTTCTGGCATCCATCTGTCTGAGGCGCACGTTGCCAGCGATCGGACCCCCGGCGAAGGCCAGGTGAGTGGCGCGGGCACGTCTGACACACGCAACTGCGTCGTCGCCACCGCCAGTAGCTCCACGACCATCACGGGCGCGGGCATGCCGGCCGACCTGGTCGCCAACGAGTTCACTAACTTCCAGGTTCGTGTGGTGGAAGACACGGCCACGCCCACGGCAGTCGGGCAACGCCGTCGCATCGCCAGCCACACGGCAGGCGCAACCGGCGTATTCACGGTCGCCGCGTTCGCCGTCACGCCTTCAGCTACGGCAAAGTTCGTGATCGAAAACGACGATGATAAGCTGCTGCTACGCTCCACCGCTTCGACCTCGACCTTCACCTACAACATCACCGGCAACACCTGGGACATCACCACGTTCGGCGTCTCCGGTACCGCTGTGGGCGCGGGCTGCATCCTGACTCAGGCTTTCGGCACCACCCGCGACACCACCAACAACCACCGGCAGTCCTTCGTTTTCTGCATTCGTGGCGGGGCCTCGTCAGCAATCGACGTGCTGGACATCGCATCCGGTGCGAATGGAACCTGGTCGAATGCCATCGCGTACGGGGGCCTCTCGCAGACCTTCACCACGGGCACGGTGGGCACGTACGACGGGGCGACCCTGGGCGGGCGCTTCGTCTACATCAACGTAAACGGAAGTCAGCGCATGGCCCGCCTGGACATGCGCAATCGCATCATGGATCCATGGTCATACCTGCGTTTCCCGCAGGGCGCGGCGTTGGTGGGCTGCAAGTTGGCAACGAGCCTTTTTATCGACGGCTCCACGAAGTTGTCGCTGGTCTATCACCTAACCCATAGTCAGACGCAAATGTTCAGCGTCATGGCTCAGCGATGAGCTTGCTCCTTCTCTTCCGCCGCGCCGTGACCGGCATCGTATCGGGAACCTTCGCCCCTGGGCGTAGGCAAGTCGCTGCACGTAGCGATGTCCGCGCGGTGACTGGGGTGTCTGCATCCCGTTCCGTGATCGCGCGGGCCGGTCGGGAATGGCAGGTGCGAGCATGAGCACGATCCTCATTCGTTCCGGCTACGCGTTCTCGCGCGTGTTCGACATCACCTTTAACGGTTCCGTCGAAGACCTCACGGGCGCGACCATCAATGCGATGGTGAAGAACCGCCCGAAGTCCACTCAGATCATTGCCAGCGTGACGCAGGACAGCGGCGCCACTGGTGCCGATTGGCTGAATGGAGCGGTGGCCGTTGAGTTCTCTGCGTCCGACACGGCGACACTGAACCCGGAAGAGGCGTGGATTGAACTGAAGATCATGAAGGGCGGCAAGGCCCTGCCGTGTGATGACATCCCCGTGATCATCGAACGTGGGTTCAACTCATGAGCCTGCGCGAGTACGCCGCTTCAACGAGGTCTGATCACCTTGCCGACCCCATGGGCACGGCTGAGGATATCGTCTACATCACCGCCGCTGGCTTCGAGACTCCGGGCCGTGGCGTGTGGCTGGAATACCCCAGTGACATCCGCGACGGTCAGGGGATTGGCGTTGAGGCGGGCGTGAGCCGGGCATACGTCGATATTTCCGAAGCGCTCGCGCCACTGCTGACCCGCGCCGATAGTTTCCGCCGCGTCAAAACCGGCGTCACCTGGACGATTGAGCAAATCGACAACCTCGCAGGCGTCGGCTACCATGTCACCCTGAGCCAGCCCGGAGAAGGAAACTTGCGGGGGACGCGCTGATGCCCGTCTCCCCTACCGGCTCCCTGTCGCTGCCACCGAACCAGTTGCGGGCGTACCTCATCGCCTCGCCCGCGTGGATTTCATGGACTGGCGGCGCCGGGCAGGCCGCCGCGCAATCGCTGTTGGTTGCGGCCCCGAGCAACACCCCCTTCCCGCATTCGTTGATCGACTTCGACGGCAACCTGACGCGCACCCGCGACGGGGCGAACATTGGCCGCTTTCTGCAGAGTGGCGGGCTTCAGCTCTATTTCTGTGACAAGGTGGCAAACGGCTCTACGGAAATCGACGCGTTCACCAACTTCCTGAACCGCGTCGACGCCGTCATGTCCGACTTGGAACTGACCAAGAACCAGGGCGGTCAGGGGCTGACGATTCAGGGCTATTCTCTGGCCGGTGGTCCTGTGCACATGCCCGAGAAGGAACGCGATAAGTACGGCGACATCATGGAAATTCTGTTCAGTGTCGACGTGGAGGTGGCGCCATGATCCGCATCACCGCTGAAGCGTCTCCGGAATTGCAAAAGAACCTCGCCAAGGTGAACCCTACCAACCTGGTGAAGTTCCTGCGCACATCGGTGCGGAAGAATGCGCGGCCGACCGTCAACGCCACTCAGGCGGCCACGCCTGTTAAATCGGGCCTGCTGCGGCAATCGATCGGCGCAACGATCAAGATCAACCGCAGTCGTGGTGAAGTCTTCGCCATCGTTGGACCGCGTGACAATACCGTGATGGGGACCGATGAGAATAACCTGACGGTGTTCACCTCGTCCACGCTGAAGAGCCTGACGCGCAACGATAACGCGAAGCTGCACGGGTTGCACAAGCGCGGCATCCGCACCGTAAGCCAGCGGACCCCCTTCAAGTACGTCTATGGCATCGAGTACGGCCAACGCCGTAGCGGGAAAATCGCCCGCCATGCAGGCGGCGCAAAGATGCTTACCCGTGGTTTCGATGCCGGCTCTCAGCCCTACATCGACGGCCTCGCCACCGATCTGCAAACCTTCCTCGCTCACGAACCAGCCCCCACCTGATCCCCAAGGAATCCGATCATGCCCGCCGAATACAAGAACCTGCAAGGCACCACGCTCACCCTCCCGGCGCGTCCGGGCCTCGTGCTCACCTTGACCAACCTCAAGCTGCCCGACCTGACCAGCACCGAGATCCCCGACACGGATCTGTCCAGTACCGTCATGCGCTCAGTGTCCGCCACCATCTTCGACGCTGGCGAAGTCACCGGGACCATCCGCTACGTGCCCGGCACGGCCATCCCGGTGGGTCAGGTGGACGAGCTCGTGCGCATCACCCTCCCATTGCTCACCGGTCAGTCAGTGGCCGGGAAGTGGGAGTTCACCGGCCACTTGACCAAGGCCACCGCGCCCGAGGCGAGCAATGACGGTCGTTCGACCCGCGACATTACCATCAAGGTGAACACCCTGCCCGTGTTCACGGAAGGCTCATAATTCCCATGAATCGCGAAAGCATCATTGCCGCCGGCAAGCGCGTCGTCACCCCCGTAGAGGCCCCCGGCCTTGGCGGTCAGGTGTTCATGCGCTGCCTGACCGGCGCGGAATTGAACGCCATCCCGGTCGATATTGCCGAATCGTCATTCTCGTACGCCGTTGCCGCCGCAACGATGTGCGATGAATCCGGCGAACGCTTGTCCCCACCGGTTACCGCTGCCGATCTGCTCGACCTGGCCTTCGCCGCCGTGTCGCCGCTGATCAATGCCGCTCTGACCATGAACCGCATGACGAAGGACTCGGTGGACGAAGCGCGAAAAGACTGAGGCGCGACCGGCGCAAACGCGACTGGCATTTCCTGGCCCTTGAGCTGCGGATGCCGGTCGCGGATGCCCTGGAGCGCATCACCGAAGCAGAGTTCATCGACTGGATGCTGTGGTTTGAACGCCGCGACGAGATGGCCGAACGCGCCCGCAAAGGCCAGCCTCTCGATGATACCGAGTATGCCGACGAAATGACGCCGGAAGAAACCGCCGCCCACCTGTCCGCGATCTTTCGCGGTATCACCCCTGGAAAGTGAACCGTGGCAAATAACACGATTGGTGTCGTCTCGGTCATCCTGTCAGCGAAAGACAGCGATCTTTCCAAGACGTTCAAAACGGCTGGCAAGAACATCTCCAAGTTCAAGGACGATGTACGCGACGCAGGCCAGACGATTAAAGCGGCAATCATCGGTTACGCGTCACTGCTGTCTGCTCGGTCAGCCGTCGACTTCGTGCAGCAATCAATGGCGTCGGTTGTGGCTCTCCGTCACCAGGCCGATCAACTCGACCTGACGACGGAATCCCTGGCTGGTTATCGTTTGGCCGCTGAAGCAACTGGCATTCAGTCCGAACAATTCGCCGCAAGCCTCGGGAAAATGCAGCAATCGATCACCCAGGCCCGCGCTGGGAACGATGAGCTTATCAAGGCATTCGACCTGATGGGCCTTTCGATTGATGACCTGCGCGGAAAGGGAACCGACGAACAGCTCGCATTGATCGCTGACAAGCTCAAGGACGTGGGTAGCGCAGGGCTTCGCACGTCGTTGGCAATGAAGATATTCGGCGACCAAGGCCGCAACATGCTGCCGATGCTCGCGGACGGATCGGCAGGTCTGGCACAGGCGAAAAAGGATGCTGATGCCCTCGGCCTGTCGATTTCAACCATCGACACCTCAATGGTCGTTGAGGCGCAAAACACCCTCTCCAAAATGGGGGAAGTTGTTTCGGCGGTAGGTCAGCGGTTCGCTATCGAATTGGCTCCGTACATCACCGCCGTGGGCGACTTGTTCCTAAACGCGGCGCGTGAGTCCAACGGCTTCAAGGCGCAGATTGCCGCGACTGCGGAAACCGCCGTTCGTGCTGCTGTTGCCACGTACGACGGCTGGTTGCGCCTCGGCGTAGTCTGGCAGGCAATCCGGGTCGGCGTGACCTTCATGGCGAAGACCATCATGGATGCCGTCACCTGGATTGCCGGGGCCGGGGAAAACATGGGGCGCCTGATGGTCGCCACCTGGGAGACGGTGAAATGGGCCGGCGTGGCGGCGTGGCGCTTCATCAAGACCACCATGGCCGACTTTATCGAATGGTCATCGTCGGCCTTTTCGTCGTACCTCGAACAGGTCGGCGGCGGGCTCAATGCGATCAAAGAGGGATTGGGCGACAGCATCGTTGAGACGGCCCAGAAAATCGGGACGGCTACCGGAGCGTTCGCGAAGCAGGCGGCGCAGGATTGGAAAGAGGCCTCGATCGCCATCAAGGACTCCGCTCGCGAATTGGTAGAGGCCGGCAAGCAATCGACCTCGATCGATATGAATAATTCAGCCCTTGGCGAGCAATGGCAGACGTGGCGGAAAAACGTCACGGACAATACCGCGTGGGAACTCAACGAGCTGCAGGCGAAGAACAATGAACGCATTGCCCAGGTGACGCAGGCCGAGGCGCAGATTAACGATATCAAATCCCAGGCGCTCAAGCGTGCCACGGATGAACAGGAAAAGCACAATCAGGCAAACTCCGTGCGCAAAGGCGAACGGGATTCCGCCGACATCGAAGGCGAGAAGAAAAAGGAAAAGGCGACTCTCGAAGCACAATCAACCATTGCCGGCAATTTCGCGGCTATGACTGAAAAGATGGCTGAGACGAGCAAGGCGGCGTTTTACGTGAATAAGGCCGCGCAAATGGCGCAGGCAGGAATCAATGCATGGCTCGCCTACAGCAACGCCCTGGCCGCCCCCTCTCTGTCGCCGTTCATGGCGCAGTCACTGGCGGCTACCAGTTTCGCTGCGGGCATGGTCGCCGTCGCCAACATCGCCGCCCAACAACCCCCGGGCCGCGCTGCAGGCGGCGCCGTATCCCGCGGCGGGCTCTACGAGGTCAACGAGCGTGGCCCGGAAGTCCTCAGCATCGGCGACAAGTCCTTCCTCATGATGGGCGGAAAAAACGGCAAGGTGACCCCGAACGGCGGAAGCGGCGGCCCCGGTGGCGTGACGGTCAACGTGCACAACGCCCCGGGCACCACGGCCCGCGTTGAACGCAGCGGCACCGATGATGCGCCGAATATCGAAGTGATCATCGAGCGCGTTGAACAGGCCGTGGCCGGTGGAATTCGTGCCGGCAATGGCGCCACGGCCCGCGCCATGCAATCAACCTACGGGCTCAACCGCTCACGCGGGGGCACCTGATGACGCTCCTGTCGTGGCCGACCCTTCTGCCAATCCCACAGCGTGCCGGCAATGCCCGCATGCCGGTGGACGTATCGGCACGGTCGCAAATCCACGGCGGGGCAACGCTCGCCCGGCAACGCTTCTCGCGGGTGCGCGAGAATTGCCCGGTGACGTTCATGATGTCGCCGGATCAGTTGGCGGTGTTCGATGCGTGGTGGACCTTCAGCCTTGGCCAGGGCTGCGGCTGGTTCCTGTCCCTGCTCCGTGGCGAAATGGATGTCGCCATGCACGCCTGCCGCATGGCGGCCGGCTACCGTGCCGAGCTGGTCGGCGCCGCTCGCTGGAAGATCACCGCACAGCTCGAACTCGACGACCCGCCGCACCTCAGCGCCGACGACTACGCCGGCATACTGCTGCTGGGCACCACGTCGGCAACGCCAGCGGCAATGGGACTGCATTACCTGGTGCACGTCTCCATCCCCGCTCGGATTCTGCCATGAGCGCTGCGCTCCCGGCGATGCTGCCACGCCCGCAGCGCGATGGGTACGCGATCGACACCGAAGCCACGGCGGTTGCCGGCGCACGTGACAACGCCTCTATCCGCTGCCGTCAGGTCGGGCGCCTGCCCTACACCAAGATGAGCCTTTCATGGGTGCTCGACGACGAGGAATA